CTTCATCTTTAATTGAAAATCCAAATAGTTGCGCCATTCCAAATATAGAGTAACTGTACCGTTACTCTATTTAGTAAACTAAATCAGGTAACGTTTCTGCGGGTGGTCATCTCACCTCTTCCGACTTGGAAGTCAGATTCAGCAACGTCAAGATACTGATACTGGAATTCAACATCAAACTCTTCAATCTGATCATTACTATCATATGCCAGGTTGATTGCACCAACTGAAGTTGGCCAAGCACCTACGAGTTTGTATACACGGAGAATTCTATTTGGATCAGATTCTGCATAACTTGTAGAATCAATATTCTTGTCAAGTTGTCTGATGGTCAGATCTCTGAAATAACCACCAAATTCATCACCACCAAATGCCATGGTTCCCAGTGCTTCATCAGTTTTATTACCGATGTTGATCCACTGTTCAAATGCTGCTCTAAGATCAAAATCTACAGTGTTGTAGAAAGTTGCAGTCCATGGTTCGAAAGTTCTGTCACCAGGAATCTTGAGGAAGCGACCTCTAAAAGGTACTTCAATCAGACCCTGAGTTGCTGCTGGAATTTGTGCAGATCTGCAGAGGAACTTTGTTGATGCTTGGAGACCCGTCTTGTCTCTGATGCTTCCCAATTCAAACGCAGCGTCTGGAAAAGGAATCTCTACTTGATAAAGGTTGGGGCGAACCCCACCCTTTAATCTGGATTTAAAATCGATGATGTTTGCCATTTGTTTATGTTCTCCCGAGTTTATTTATTTTAACCAAATCATCTAGCGATAGCTTCAGAGAACGAGATTCCAGTTCTCGTTGCGGTGAATGTCAGAGTAATGAAGTTGATAGAACGTGATGGTTGAATATAAATTTCAGCAACAAACTCATTGTTGTCAATGACAACTGGGGTATTGTTTGACTCATCACATACAACTAAGAAGTCGGTGATACCTCTTCTTGCTTGAACATCACGAAGGAATGGTTCAACAACTGCCTTGAATACATTTCTTGTTGTTTCATCATTAATTTCAAACAGTTGTGCTTTTGCTGTTTGCTCAATTGCTCTTTCAAGAACAAGGAACAGTTTACGAACATTGATTCTATCGAATGCAGATGGGTTAGAAAGTGCGGTCTTGTCTCCGAAGAGAACTGCACCTTGACCAGGGAATACTGCGATTGGATTGATTCTATTCGCATAGAGTTCATCTCTATCTGTCTTGCTTGGATTCCAAGCAAGTTTTGCCAGATTGCGAATTCCACCTCTGGTAAATCCAGCAGGAGAGAACCATGGTTCGTTTCTGATTGATGTGTCTGCTACCAGACCAGCAACGTCAGTGTTGCAAGGAATGTAACGATAGACATCGTTCCAACGATCATAAACATACTTGTAGTTACCATCAAGTACCAAGTAGGAATTGCTTCCAACCTGAGAGAAGAAATTCTTGATGTTTCTTCTAATTTGAGTATTGGTTAAAGCAGTTCCACTGGAAGAAATAATGTTTCCTTTATGTGGAGAACCAAACGCAATACAATCTTTTCTTTCTGCTGCAATACCTGCAATGTAGGTAAGTTTCTGTCTTGTTGCTTCTTCAGTACTAAGACCAGGACCCATGATTAAGTAATCTAAGGAGATGTTATCAATCTCAGCAAATGTTCCGTAAGCACCAGTAAGTGAAGTTACATTGACATCAAACTCTCCACTACCAAGCAGATTATAATCTGCACCGTTTGTCAGAGAATGAGAAGTATTGCCCTTTGGTACAAATACTTCAGTTCTTGCTGCATATTCAAATTCAGTGTCACCTGCATATACATAAGCACTTCCACTAGAAACTACATTCTTGTAGTAGTTAGAACCGCCTTGTGGACCTCTTGCGTTATTTGCTTTAGATGCATAAGTAAATGTTTCTAAAACAGTATTTTTTGCACCAGAGATGAGACCATCTTCATCAACGATTGCAACGTGAATTGCATCATATGCCCAAGCACTTGAGAAATCCTCTACATCAGCGGTAGTTCTTGGTCTTGCTGCGACTGAATTCCAAAGGATTCCAGAACCAGCATACATTTCCTTGTTTTGATACCATTCAGATCCATCATCAACACCACCATCTGCTTTCAGTTGGTATGACTGCCCGCCAATGGTTACTGTTTCTCCATTAGCAAATTGCTGAGCAACTGATGGTTGTGAGAGATAAGCATCATTGTTTGTGCTGTCAACTAATACAACATGAACAACAAGATTATCATCAGATCCAGTATTGGTATCAATTACCTTTCCTTTCTTTGTACCTGAAGTTACAAAAGTTCCAACAGCGGGTGCTGCAGGTGCTGAAGTAAGATACAGAGATTGTTGTGGACCGTGATCAACAGTACAAACTCTCAGTGAGTTGCCCCATGAACCTGCACTTCTTGATGCATACAACCAACCAGAAGTATTTCCACCAAATGATGCATCATAAACTTCATTTCTAGTGATCTTAATAGGATCAGCAGCAATTGTTGCTGTTGCCAGAGCAGTTGTGCCAGGAATTGGAATAACTGGACTGATGTTTGTGAATGATGTATAGTTTCCATAACTTGCATTATCAGCGACATTAACTCCAGTTACTTCACCATTTTGATCAACTGCCAGGGTTCCACTGAAAACTGCTCCACCAACAGCAGTGCCGCCGTTAACAGTAACTGAATAGGATCCTGCAGGATCATAGTTTGTACCAGCAGAAGTGATAGTTACGACAATACCAGTTGGATCATCAATAACTAATGTTGGAGCTGAAACGTATCCAGTGCCACCAGAAAGTGCGATTGATGTAATCTGACCATTTACAACAGTAGCAGTTGCAGTTCCTGCAGTTCCACCACCACCAGTTACTGTAATGCTTGGTGCTGAGGAATAACCAGAACCTGCATTAGTGATTGTTGCTGTACCCGTTAATGCACCAGCATTAAGATTACCTGCTGCAGCAGTTGCAGTTGCAGTTGTTCCTTGAGCAGCGGTTGCGAGTGCAGTTGCACCAACATCAGCGACGGTTACAGTTGGAGCACTGCTATATCCACTACCAGTGTTGGTAATATCAATTTGATATACTCTTCCTTGTACGTCAAGTTTTGCAGTTGCTGCAGCACCTTGTCCGCCACCACCAGAGAAAGTAACAGCGGGAGCAGTGGTATACTTACCATTCGTTGATGCGTTAGTAACGGTGATTGAACTGAGAGAGTTGCCAACTCTAGCAACTGAGTTGTACAGTTCATCAGCATCAGTTCTAACTACAGAAAGTGTACCACCGTAGTTAAGATAGTTAGTAGCAGACAACCAGTACTCAGCGTTTGCTGCAGTTGGTTCTCCAAATACTGATACTAAATCTGTTTCGTTGGAGATAGTGGTTGCTTCTCCAATAGGTCCTTTTAAAAATGGTGCGGCAAAACCAGCAATGTTATTGTTAGTAATATCAGCTCTGCCGTTTGTTAGGTCTTTCTCCCTAACAACAACCCCAGGTGAGCGTAAAACTACCATGTTTATCTCCTAGAAATGTGTCATATTTTCTAAATCTATTTATTATTTTGACGCATTCAAAGGGGGAAACAATGCA